CATGATGTAGTTATTTCCCGCAAGGCTTATGTCGGCAAAGTAAAGGTAGAGAACGTACCACCCGAAGAATTCATGATCTCCAGGGAAGCCAAGACGATAGAGGATGCACGATTTACCTGCCATAGGGTATTAAAGACTTTATCTGAGTTAAGACTTATGTACCCAGATGAGGATCTTGATCCTAAAGATTTAGGCAGTGGTGAGGACTCTTACCTTTACCAGAATGAACTGGCGCGATTTGATTTTGATAACTCTAGAGGACTACCCTGGGGTGACGGTAACATAACTTCCGAGGATGAGTCGTTAAGAACTTACTGGCTGCACGAATCATTCATGAAGATTGATTATGATGGCGATGGTATTGCAGAACTCCGCAAGGTATGTTCGGTTGGTCAGAAAGTCCTAGCCAACGAAGCGATAGATAGTATCCCATTCATAAGTATTACACCAATAAAGATTCCACACAAGTTCTTTGGTCTGTCCATTGCTGACCTTGTTATGGACATTCAAAAGATAAAGAGTGTCCTGATGAGAAATCTCATGGACAACATGTACAACCAGAACTTTGGTCGGTACGCAGTCCTTGAAGGTCAGGCGAACTTGGATGACCTCTTGACGCAACGCCCAGGCGGTATAGTCAGAGTCAAGTCACCTAACGCAATCATGCCCTTGGCAACTCCTCAGCTGGAGCAGTCATCCTTCTCCATGCTTGATTACCTTGACAAACTACGCGAGTCAAGAAGCGGCGTGAACAAGTATAGCCAAGGCTTGAATGAAAATGCTTTGACATCCCATACTACAGCCACTGCCGTTGCTGCAACGATGACAGCAGCGCAGTCGAGAGTAGAGTTGATCGCAAGATGTTTTGCGGAGACTGGTGTTAAAGACCTGATGAAGACTATCTATGAACTGGTATTGAAGAATCAGGATCATCAGCGGGTTGTAATGCTTAGAAATAAATGGGTTCCTGTTCGTCCTGACATGTGGAAAGACCAGTACGACTGTACTGTTTCCGTAGCTATCGGGAATGGCAATAGGGATCAACAGCTTATGCACCTCACGACAATGTTACAGTTTGCCGGAGACGCCATGAGAGGTGGGTTAAAGATCATAAACGAGAAGAACATGTACAACATGGGAGCAGCCCTTATTAAGAATATGGGTTTCCAGAATGTTGATGACTTCCTCACTGATCCAGACTCCGTACCAAAAGAACCTGATCCACGCGAACAGATGGAACAGGCAGAACTACAACTAAAACAGAAAGAACTAGAGATTAAAGCTGCTCACATACAAGTCGAACAAATGAAAATCCAACAGAAAGCTGCTGAAGCACAGGTCGATGCGCAACTTAAAGTTGCAGAACTGAATCTGGAAGCCGAACAAGGCAGAGGTGTAGCACTTGGATAATGAACTAAGAGAAGCTAGAGCAAAATCACTACTTTCTGATGAACTATTTAACGAAGCGTTTGATACGCTTACAAAAGATATCACGGATGCCTGGGATCATACCGGCATTCACGATACCGAAGCCAGAGAAAGTCTCTGGTTATCCTTACGACTCCTCGAACGGATACGCCTTCATCTAACCAGCATTATTGAAACTGGAGAGATGGCGAAGAAACTTGAGGAATATCAACTATAGGAGTAAAAAATGGCGGACACTCAAACGAATCCCCAAAATGTAGCACTGAACCCAAGTCTTGATCCCGGCAGTGTAACTGCTGCTCAAGATGCAATCCTTGGATTACTGGACTCTCCGGAGCAGCCAGCCCAGGAGGAGCAACCGTCTGAAGAAACTGAAGACGTAGAGGTATCTGATGAAGCAGCTGAAGAAACTGAAGAAGTCGAAGAAGAAGAATCGGAAGTTGCTGATGATGATGACTCTGAAGAATCCGAGGAAGAAGAAGTTGAAGATGAGGACGAAACGGAATCCACTGTCTATACTGTAAAGGTAAACGGACAAGATGTGGAAGTCTCCGAAGACGAACTCATTAAAGGCTACTCTCGCCAACAGGATTATACTCAAAAAACACAGCAACTATCTGAATATAAGAAACAACTCGATGGAGCATCCCAACAGATGCAGCAGGAAGTTGCACAAACTCAGCAGGTGCGTGCTCAATACGTTGACGCTTTAGCTACGGCTATTGAAGGCAACTATACCCATCTCCAACAGTTTGCTAACATTGACTGGGAAAAGCTTAAAACTGAAGACCGTGAAGAATATCTGACTAAGCGTGACGACTATCGTCAGGCACAGGAAGGTATTGAGCAGTTGAAGGGAAAGGCTAACGAAGCCCAACAGCAGCAAAATCAGGAGATGCAGGTCCAACACCAGCAGGTGTTACGGGAAGAACATGCCAAGATGGTAAGTATATTACCAGAATGGGGTGATCCCGATACGCAGAAAGCGATAGCAAAAACTGTTTCAGAGTTTGCCTTAACTAAAGGCTATTCTCAGGAAGAGTTGTCGCAGTTGGTGGACCATCGTTCTATACTTGTTCTTATGCAAGCTAAGGCTTATGAAGACATGACCAGAAAGCAGCATGAAATACGTGCTAAGAAGGTCAAGAATAAGCCGTCTGTTATAAAGACCAAGGCCAAGAGAACGAAGGGTGAAGCTAGCGTAAGCAGACGTAAAGAGAAAATGAAACGTCTCCAGTCCACAGGCCACGTTGATGACGCAGCCTCGTTGCTGGAAGATATGTTTAAATCTTAATAAAGGAGATAAATCATGGCAATCGCCACAAATACGTCGCTGACTTATTCGTCAGTTGCGATACGAGAAGATTTATCTGATGTGATTTATAATATCGCTCCTATGGATACGCCCTTTCTGTCCGGCTGCGCTAAAATGAGTGCTGACAACACGAAGTTTGAGTGGCAAACGGACACCATAACAGCAGGTGCTGCTAATCGTCAGTTGGAAGGCGATGACTCACCCGCTGCTACGGCAAGAGTGCTTCCTACGCGACTCGATAATTACACCCAGATAAGTCGTTACATTGCACAGACCTCAGGAACCGATGATGCAGTCGATTACGCAGGTCATGGCAAACATCAAGCCTACATGCTAGCTAAACTCGGCAAACGTATGAAGAGAGACATGGAAGTCATGCTCACTCAGAATATCGTAAAAGCTGTAGGTAGTGCTACGGCTGGTAGGGCAACTGCTGGCGTACCTGCGTGGATTAATACATCCCATGTAGCGGGTGGTTCTAGTGGTTCACCGGCTGCCGGTTCGTTAGGTACTACAGCTATGGTAAATAATACTAGTACCGCTGCTTGTACGGAAGTCAACATTAAAGCTACCATTAAGGAAAGCTATGATGCTGGCGGTCAGCCAGATATGATGCTTGTCCCGTCTGCCGTAAAGCAGACAATCTCAGGATTATCGTCTAATGCTGGTCCTGGTATTCCGGCTCGTAACCCCGTCTCTGGTAAGGGCGGTGCAACAGCTATTGCAGCTGTCGACATTTATGTTTCCGATTTTGGCACGTTTAAAATCGTTCCAGATCGAAACCTATCTGCCGATGGTCCTGGCTCAGTTGCTGCTAATGTTTTCTTTTTAGATATGGACTACTGGGGTGTTGCATGGCTCCGTCCTTTCCAGACTGTCACACTTGCTAAAACAGGTGACTCCGATAAGCAGATGCTTCTTGGTGAGTATGGGTTGGTTTCTAAGAACGAGAAGGCTAGTGGTATTCTTGCATCGGTAAGCTAACAAGGAATGGGGCGGGGAAACTCGCCCCTAACTTTATATGAAAGACAAAGATATTGAAACCGCTGTTAATAAGATGATAATAAAGGAGAAGAAGACTTCTCCCAAAACTTCTAAATCGAAAGAGCCAACGGATGCTGCCGGATGGTTAAGGAAGGCTTATATTGATGCCGATCCTGCCGATGGTGCGCCTAAAGTGGGGGATATGGGTTATGTCTAGGCATATTCTTGAAGACGATCCTATACGCCGCACTGAAATACAGTTTGATTCAACGGATGATTCGTTTAATTTCAAAACTACACAGAACGCTGCACTTATTCTTGAAGAAAACAAGGCTAAGTACAACGCATACGGAGATAAGTTGTCTCTCGGAAAGAGGGGAGAATGGCATCATACTGCTTCTATTCCTATTACGGTATGGGAGAAGTGGATGCAGGATTCCAATGGTGCTGTTGCAAAAGATACTAAACTTTTGGCTGCTTATCTTAATAACCCCGATTATAAGTATTTTAAAGTAGCCCCAACCAACCTATAAGGTAAATGATATGCTTCCAAATGAATATAGACCAGGAACAACCCATACGCTCAGCGCAACCACTTCCAGTGGCGCTACCAGAACATCAGCCTTTGGCGCCCAAACACAAACCGTTATGGTTACTTCTACCGCAGGTGTTTTTGTTGCATTCGGAGCTACACCAACTGCTGCAACATCCTCGACATTTATTGCAGCGGATTATCCCCTGACGTTTAGAGTAGAAGGTGGGGATACGGCTGCGGCAATAACAGGTACTAGCACAGCAACTGTTTATGTTACTGAACTGAGCAGATAATGGCTATAAACACTTACGCCACGCTTAAAACGGCAGTGGCTAACTGGCTTGACAGGTCTGATTTAGATGATCGGATACCAGAGTTTATTGCTTTAGGGGAAGCTACGTTCAACAGGGTGTTGCGTCTTCGTGCTATGGAAACTACTGTAGCCGATACTACACCCAGCGGATCGAAAGAAGATGCTCTGCCTACTGGTTATCTCCAGATGCGGGAAATACATCTTACGACTAGCCCTGTAGTCTCTCTAGCATACATTACCCCAGAGATAATGTACAGGATAAGGGCTGGCAGTACCAGTGGTAAGCCGAACAGTTACACTATAGTTGGTGATAACATACTCTTTGGGCCGACACCAGATAGCGCATATGATTATAGTATGACCTATTACAAATCATTTGATGCGCTTGCTGATGGCACGCAAACAAACTGGTTGGTATTGAATGCACCTGATCTTTACCTGTATGGTACATTACTTCAAGCTGAACCATTCCTGATGAACGATCAGAGAGTACAGTTATGGGAGAGGGGAGTACGTCAGATTGTAAGTGATCTGCAACAACAAGATGATAAAGATAGGCATTCAGGCTCTGAAATGAGAGTGATGAATACTTCAGGATACTTTTGAGGAATAAGGCATGGCACTAGAAACAGGTAATTATATAAGCGCACTTGTCAAGACGAATCCGCTTTCTTCTGATAATGTATCGGAAGGCGATGACCATCTGCAACTTATCAAGAAAATTCTCAAGCAGACTTTTCCTGTTGGTACGAATGAGGTTGGGCCGGGTCAGGCAGTACAGGTTCTTATAGCAAAATCGACAGCACCTACGGTAGACACCAGCGCATCTGGACACGCAGCCAGGGCGATGGGTTTGTTATGGCTGAATACTGGTGCTACACCCAACGTACTTAATATAAGGAATGAGGCTAATGATGCGTGGGTTACGCTACCTTTTAGTACAGAAACATCTAACTCAGTAGATATCAATGCGGGTACGATTGATGGGACTACCATTGAATCCTCTATTATAGGCGCGGTTACGCCAGCAGCAGGAACATTTGTTGCTCTTGAAGGAACTGCTATAAAGGCGACTTCATCTCTTACGCTGGATACTGGTGTAAGTATGGTATTTGAGGGAGCAACTGCTGATGCCTATGAAACTACTGTCACAGTAACTGATCCTACTGCTGATAGAACACTCACATTACCCAATGCAACAGATACGTTGGTAGGTAAGGCGACTACAGATACTCTTACCAATAAGACTATGACCAGTTCCGCTAATACGTTTTCGGACTCTTCTGCATCAGTAAAAGGAATGGCCTCATTCTCTACTGATAATTTCTCTGTATCTTCAGGCGCAGTAACCATAAAGGATGCTGGTGTACTCAATGCGGAACTGGCTGACATGGCAGCTAATACAGTTAAAGTGCGGAATGCAAACTCATCTGGAGTTCCTTCTGATGTAGCTTTAGCAACTACTCAAGTTCTGATTGGTGACGGGACCGGCTTTACGGCTGCTGCATTGTCTGGCGATACAACCATGACTAATGCTGGGGTTGTTACTGTAGGAAAGATACAGGGAACTTCCGTCAGTGGTACCGCTCCTACGAACGATCAGTACTTGAAGTACTCATCTTCATCCACAGAATGGCAGATGGTATCCATTGTTGGTGACGACAAGTTGACAACCAAAGGTGACTTACTCGCATATAATACAGTAGACTCGGAAACACGGTTTGGTATTGGAACTAATACTCATGTACTGACAGCAGATTCTACAGCCACTAATGGATTTGATTGGGCTGCTGTAACTGTAGCTGATGGTGCAATAACCAATGCTAAGATGGCAGACATGGCTGCTGGCACTGTTAAGGTAAGAGATTCTGGGTCAAGTGGTGTTCCATCTGACGTTGCCCTGACTACTACCCAGGTGCTGATTGGTGATGGTGCAGGTGTAACCGCCGCTGCTCTTAGTGGTGACGTTACTATGACAAACGCTGGTGTGGTTGCTATAGGAACTGGTGTTGTAGTCAATGCTGATGTAAACGCATCGGCAGCAATAGCTCAGAGTAAACTTTCACTCGATATTGT